CGCTGGCCGGGCCGGCCACCGAAAAGGCTTCGGGCGCCAGCTGGATACGCGCCTTGTAGGGGTCGTCCTGCTCGCCAGGGAGCCGCGCGACATTGAGCAGCGCGCCCAGCTGGTCGAGATTGCTGCCCTTGGCATAGGCCAGCATGACCTGGCGCGCGCGCTCGTTGAACGTCTGGCGCAACAGCATCTCGCGGTAGCAGAACACCTCGAGCACTTTGACCGCCGGATCGCTCAGGACCGTGGCGTCGAAGGTCGGCAAATCCGCAAGCAGCTTGGCGACGGCCTGGGCGCGGATATCCTCATAGGACATCTGCTCGACCACGGTGGGCGCCGGGAGTTGCGATAGATCGATTGCGGTGGTGCTGTCGGCCATGGCCTGGGCTTGCCGCTGCCCCGGCCTTCCTGCCACCCGCGCGCGTTGTAAACGCCGGCCTTACAATCGGCCCCCATGGCCCCCGCCGCGATCCGGTGGCTGAGTGGCATCATGAGAACGCCCGAAAGCACCCTGACCGATCCCGACGAACTGCTGCGCTTTGGGCGCGTGGTCGCGGTCGATCATGCCGCCGGCAAATGCGTGGTAGAGATTGACGAGGATCTGCAGACCGGCCCGATCCGTTGGGCCGCGCCCCGCATGGGCGGCACCCGCGTGTGGTGCCCGCCCACCGTGGGCGAGCAGGTCCTGGTGCTCTGTCCGGCGGGCGAGATCGGCGCCGCTATCGCCATCGGGGGCATCGCCTGCAACGCTTTCCCTGTACCGGGCAACAGCGCTATGCCGCTGATCCAGTTTAAGGATGGCGCCGTGCTGTCCTACGATCCCGACAGCCACACTCTTGCTTTTGTCCTGCCCGATGGCGGCAAGCTGGCGCTGACCGGCGATCTCACCGTGTCGGGCAAAGTCGAGGCGGGCGAAGACGTGACCGCCGCCGGCATCAGCCTCAAGTCCCACAAGCACGGCCAGGTGCAGGCAGGCGCCGCGCAGAGCGGAGGGCCGCTGTGACCAGCCTCACCGGCATGAACCGCCTAACCGGCGCGCCGCTCTCGGGCGACGATCACCTCGCGCAGTCGTGCGAGGACATCGTGTCCACCCCGCTCGGCACGCGCACGATGCGCCGCGACTACGGCTGCATCCTGGCCGATCTGGTCGACCGGCCGACCAACCGCGCGACCGCGCTGCTCGCATCGATGGGTATCGCCCTTGCCCTGGCCAGGTGGGAGCCGCGCATCGTCGTGCGCCAGGTCGCGATCGCGGGCGAGCTCGCCTCGGGCCAGGCCGTGGCCGAGATCGTCGGCACCAAAACCGGCGCGATCGCCAACAGCCTTACTCGCCTGACTATCCCCCTCACCCGCTTGTCCATCCGCGCCGCCTGAACAGGAGCCAGCCATGCACGGCATCAAGACCAATTTTCTCACCGCAGGCAGTCGCGCGATTGCCTCCCAGTCCACCGCCGTGATCGGCCTGGTCGGCACCGCGCCCGATGCCCCGGCCGACGATTTCCCTCTCAATGGCCGCGTGCTGATCACCGATGTGCGTAAGGCCCTGGCCACCATCGGCGCCACCGGCACCCTGCCCGCCGCGCTCGCTGCGATTGCCGACGTCTCCAGCCCGGTGATCGTGCTGGTGCGTGTCGGCGTGGGCGCCGATGCCCAGGCGCAGGACGCGCTGACCATCGCCGGCATCGACAAGCTGATCACGGCCGAAGCCGAATTGCAGGTGCGCCCGCGCATCCTGGGCGCCCCTGCGCTCGATAGCGAGGCGGTCACCGCGCACTTTGCAGGCGTCGCCAAGAAGCTGCGCGGCTTCCTCTACTTCGCTGGCGAAGGCACCACGGTGGCCGAGGCGCTCACCTATCGCGAGAACTTCGGCGAACGCGAAATGATGATGATCTGGCCCAACTGGTCGAGCAGCTTTGCCGGCGATGCCGTCGCCCGCGCCATGGGCATGCGCGCCCAGATCGATGCCGACATGGGCTGGCACAAGACGATCTCCAACATCACCGTCACCGGCGTGACCGGGATTGCCCAAGACGTCAGCTTTGCGCTGAACAGCACGGAAACCGATGCCGCGCTGCTCAATGCCGCCGGAATCACCACGCTGGTGCGCTTTGGCGGCGGCTATCGCTATTGGGGCAACCGTACCTGCAGCGACGAACCGCTCTATGCCTTCGAAAGCGTGGTGCGCACCTCGCAGGTGATCGCCGACGAGATCGAGCAGGGCCTGGCCTGGGCGGCCGACAAGCCGATGACCGTCATGCTGGTCAAGGACACGATCGACACGATCAACGCCAGGCTGCGCTCCTACGTGACCGCCGGCCGGCTGATCGGCGGCAAGGCCTGGTACGATCCCGCGCTCAACCAGGCGGCCGACCTCGCCAATGGCCAGGCCGTGATCGACTACGACTTCACCGGCGTGGCCCCGCTCGAGGGCCTCTCCCTCAACCAGCGCGTGACCGACAAATATTACGCCGACTTTGCCAGCCAGCTGGCCGCCTAAAGGAGCATTGCCATGGGTTTCCCCTTCAAGCTGAAGCAGATGGACATGCTGCTCGATGGCGTCGGTCACCTGGCCGAGGCCGAGGAAGTCACCGTCCCCAAGCTGGTCATCAAGACCGAGGACTGGCGCGGCGGCGGCATGATCGGCCCGGTGCCGATCGACATGGGCCTCGACAAGCTCGAGTTCGAGTTTTCCATGGGCGGCATGATCGATGCGGCGCTGCGACAGTTCGGCGCCACCTCGCTCGCCGCCAGCCTGGTCCGCTTTGTCGGCGCTTACCAGAACGATCTCACCGGGCAGGTGCAGAGCGTCGAAGTCGTCTGCATGGGCCGCTATACCGAAATCGACTTCGGCAACGGCAAGCCCGGCGACAACAGCACCCACAAATACAAGGTCGGCTGCAGCTATTACCGCCTGATCGTCGATGGTGTCGACTGGATCGAGATCGACCTGATCAACATGGTCTTCATCGTCTTCGGCGTCGATCGCTACGCCGAGATCCGCGCCGCGCTCGGCCGCTAATCCCTTCACCAGATCCGGGCGGCCCTCTCGCGCCCGGTCCCCTGCCGGTGGAAAGGCGGTCCTGCCGGCAGGGGCCTTCACCAGACCGCGCGTCCAAACAAGGATCGTCCGCTATGACCGATAACATACCCACGCCCGCGAAGGCCGCACCCGGTAAGGCCGCTACCAGCACCAGCGTCGTCGTACCTCTCGCCAAGTCCATCAAGCGTGAAGGCGGCCGGATTACCAGCCTCACCATCCGCAAACCCAAGGGGGGCGATCTGCGTGGCACCAAACTGACCGACCTGATCGCGGCGGATGTCGATGCCGTTGCCAAGATCATCCCGCGTATCACCACGCCTGCCATCGTCGCCCACGAGTTCTACAGCCTCGAGGCCGATGACTTTGCCGAAGTGGTCGGCACGGTGGTCGGTTTTTTTCTGAGCAAGGCCCAGCGCGAAGCGATGGCGGCGATGACGGCCTGACCGTCGAAACCCTGATCGCCGATATCGCGGCTGTGTACCACTGGTCCCTGTCGGATTTGGCCGGAATGGACCTGGCCGAACTGCTCGACTGGCACCGCCGCGCCGTTGCCGCGTGGAATCGCATGAACAAACCGGAGTAGCCCCGTGGCCAGCAACAAGTTGTCCCTGATCGTGTCGTTCGTCGGCAACGACAAGCTCTCGGGCGCGCTCAAGAACCTGATCGGCCTGGGCAGGAATGGCGACCAGGCACTCAAAGGCATGTTCCGCCAGGCCCGCGATCTCAAGAAGGAGATGAAGGATCTCGACGCGCAGATCGCCAAAGGTGCGGACAACACCGGAGACATGACGGCCAGGCAGCGCGATCTTGCGGCGCAGCTGGAGCGCGTGAACACGCAGATCGATCGGCAGAAAGCGATCAACACTTTCAACGCCAATACCAATCGCATCGGCCAGCGCGGCGAGCAGCTCAAGAGCGCCGGCACCGACAACATGCTCGGTGCCGCAGGCCTCGCCACGCCACTGGTCCTCGCCGGTAAGGCCGCGATGGATTTCTCGTCCGGCATGGTCGACATCGCGCAAAAGGCCAACCTCACCCAGGCGCAGACCGATGCCATGGCCCAGGGCATCCTGCGCGCGGCCGAGGCGGCGCACCAGATGCCCGAGGCCATGCGCTCGGGCGTCGATGCCCTGTCGGGCTTCGGCATCGATCCGCGCGAGGCCATGCAGATGATCGGCCCGATCGGCCGGCTCGGCACGGCGATGAAGGTGGACATTGCCGATGGCGCCGCCGCCGCCTCGGCCAACCTGCAGAACCTGAAAGTGGGCCTGGGCGACACCGGCAAAGCGCTCGACATCATGGCGGCGGGCGGCAACGTCGGCGCGTTCGAAGTCAAGGACATGGCCCGCTACTTCCCCAGCCTGACGGCGCAGGCCCAGGCACTGGGCCAGTCGGGCCTGGGCGCCGTGGCCGACCTGACCGCCGCGCTCGAAATCGCCCGGCGCGGCGCGGGCACCAGCGAGGAAGCGGCCACCAACGTCGCCAACCTGCTGGCCAAGGTCAACTCGCCCACGGTGCAGAACGCCTTCAAGAAGAACTTCGGCGTGGACCTGCCCGCCGCGCTCAAGGCCGCCTATGCCAAGGGCAAGACGCCGATGGAGGCCCTTGCCGAGATCACCCAGAAGGCCACCGGCGGCGACTTGTCCAAGCTCGGCCTGGTGGTGGAGGATATGCAGGCGCAATCGGCCCTGCGCACCCTGATCCTCAATATGCAGGACTATCGCAAGATCCGCGGCGATCTGGCCAAGAGCGGCGGCACCGTCGATGCCGCATTCCGCCAGCGCGAGGCGCAGGATGCCAGCGTCGCCTGGGAAAGCTTCAAGGGCACCATGAGCGCCCTAGCGATCACGCTGGGCGCCACGCTGCTCCCGGCGATGACCGAGTTCTTCGGGTGGGTGAACCAGGGTGTTTCCGCCGTGTCGCGCTGGGCGCAGGCCAATCCCGAAACGGCCAAGGGCCTGATGCAGTTGGTCACCGCCTTTATCGCCGGCAAGGCAGCACTCGGAGCGTTGCAATTCGGTTTCGGCTCCGTGCTGTCGGGGTTCGCCTCGCTGCGCAACGTGTTCATGATGGTGCGCGGGGCAGCCACGTTCCTCTTGCCGATCTTCTCGGCAATCGGCGCCGGTCCACTTTTGATAGTCGCTGGTTTGGCGCTCGCCGGCTACTTGATTTATTCGCATTGGGACAAGATCAAGGCCGCATTCAGTGCCGGTTGGCAGTGGGTGAAAGACACGCTCTCGGCCGCGCCAGCTTGGCTTAGCAACATTGGCAGTATGATGATGCAAGGCCTGCTGGCCATGATTGATCCCTTCGGACTGCGGAACAAGCTGCTCGACGTAGCGCGCAACGGCATCCAAGCTTTCAAAGACTTCTTCCACATCAAAAGCCCTTCGCGGCTGATGATGCAGATGGGCGGCCACATCGCCACTGGGCTGGGCGCCGGCATCGAGGGCAACGCGCGCCAGCCTCTTGGCGCGATGAGCAAGATGGCTGCTGGCGTTGCAGGCGCAGGTGCTCTGGCTCTGGCATCCCCATCGTTGGCCGATGCGAAAAGCCGTGTTGTCGATGCCCAGGCCCGCGCTCTCGAAGGCCCCACCGCCGCCATGGCCGACCACAAGGCAACGGCGGCCCAGGCTAATCGTTCGCGCCCCGTGCCCAACCTCAACCTGACGCTGAACATCTACCAGCAGCCCGGCGAGGATGCCCATGACCTTGCCAAGCGTGTTGCCGACATCATCGAGCGCAAGTTTGGCGGCGGTGGTGGCGACATGGGCGATGATTTCTAAGCGAGGCGTCCCATGCTTTTTGCCCTTGGCCTGTTCGTGTTCGACAGCCAAACCATGCTCCCCGACCGCATCGAGCGCGACCGCGCGTTTCGCCACGCGCGCGACGACCGCTTCCTGGCGCCCGCCGCCAGCCAGTTCGTGGGCGTGGGGGATGACAAGGTGACGCTCACCGGCACCCTGGTGCCAGAGCTTGCCGGCAGCGCCTCGGCCATCGAAACCCTGGCGGAAATGGCCAGTGAGGGCGAGGCTTGGCCGTTGATGGACGGCACCGGCAGCATCCTGGGCACCTATACCATCGATCGCGTGGCCAATGGCGGATCGAACCTGATCGACACCGGCCAGGCCCGCAAGATCGACTTCACCATCGAATTGACGCGGGTGGCGTGATGGCGAGCGTGCCCACCTCCACTGGCGCCCAATCGCCCTATAGCCAGCCCCGCGCGAACTGGCGCGTCACGCTCGATGGCCAGGATCTGACAACCGCCATTGCTCCGCGCTTGCTGACTCTGCGCCTGAGCGAAAAGGAGGGCGAGGAGGCCGATAAGCTCGAGATCGTCGTGCATGATACCGATGGCGCGTTCATCCCGCCGCGCCAGGGCGCGCGCCTCGCGGTATGGCTGGGCTGGTCGCGGGGCACCGGCGTGCCGCTGGGCCTGGTCGACAAGGGCAGCTTCGTGGTGGACGAGCTCACCTGGAGCGGCCCGCCGGATCGCGTCTCGATCACCGCGCACGGGGCAGACCTGAAAGGCGGCTTTCGCACCCGCAAGACGCGCAGTTGGGTGGGCCAGACGGTCGGGGCGATCATCGCCAAGGTGGCAGCTGACAATGGCCTTACCCCCGCTTGTCACCCCGATCTGTCCGATCAGGCGATCCCGGCCACAGAGCAGCACAACAAAAGCGATATGCAGTTCGTCCGCGATCTAGGCCGCCATTTCGATGCGGTGGCCACGGTCAAGGCCGGCACCCTGATCTTTGCCCCGCGCGGCAAGGCGACCACGCCCAGCGGCAAGGCCCTGCCTACCATGACGATCACGCGCCAGCAGTGCAGCAGCGTCAACTGGCGCCGCGCCGCGCGCGACAAGGGGCACGATGGCGCCGAGGCCAAGTGGCACGATCAGGATTCGGCCACGCGCAAAACGGTGACCGCCGGCGGCACCAACCGCCGCCGCCTCAAGCGCGTCTATCCCAACGAGGCAGCGGCCAAGGCTGCTGTGCAGGCGGAAAACGGCCGCCTGGGCCGCGCCTCGGCCACGGTGGACATCACCCTGCCCTATGGCGATGCCCGCGCCGTGCCCGGCACGCGCGTGACGCTTTCAGGCTTTCGCCCGCACATCGACAAGGAACGCTGGAAGGTGACCAGCGCCGATCATGGCCACGGGGCCAACGGGTTCAGCACCAAGCTGACGCTCGAAATCGCTTAGCCTCAACAGCATGAACCAGATGGTACATCCTGGCGGCGAACAAACCGTTGAGTGATTGAAGACAGGTTACGATCTGCTTCTTCTCTGATATCGCGTGATCACTCTGGTGACGGTAGATACAGAATACCCAACTTCTCTCGCAACCGCCGCGTAGCTACCAAGCTCCTCTAGCAGCTGGCAGTATTGCTTGCCTCTTTCATCCATTTCCGCCTGCGAAACGGGTCGAGCCCGTCCCACAAAACTTGGAGGTTCCAAGCCCAACCCGATTGCGACAAAATGCTCCAGAGCATCTCCTCGCGTCAGCTGAGGATCGCTTTGCTCTTGACGCCATCGATCCAAAGCGTCGATGTATTTCAATGGCAACTTTGCGCTGACAGTTTTCATAAACAGTCCACCCCAGATTATTAAGAGGCATTGATTTTCTGGGTTTATTTTCCCAATGATTATTGCAGCCAAACCAAAAACAGGCCTCACACCTACCTCCCGCACTGCCTCCCTTATACTTTCGCGCCAAATGCGATGATCGCCGGCCCCTCCACTCTGTCGTCTCTATCAAGAAGGCAGAAGGAACCGACTGATACGATGACCAAATCTGAGATATTGTAGAACGCCATCCCAACTTCTTCATCTGGATATGGAATGGCGATGCTTGCACCGATTGTTGGAGCGATGGGTAGCTCGAACTCACCCACCCGCACCTGAGAATCTTCATCCGCGACAATGATTTTCAGCATGCCGTGTCCTTTAGTGCCTTCGCCGCGGCTACGGCGGCTAATGCTCGTTGGCGGTGATAAATCTGCCGCACACGCACTACGCCAATCTGATGCTTTTCAGCGATCTCCTTAACAGAGACCTCTGCCAGCCGGTCGGCGTAGATTTGTTTATTCCGCTCGAGCTTTTCGCGGGGCGAAACAGGGCCTAGATATTCTCGCATAAACGATCTCTTTTATCCCGCCGCCAATAACGATGAGCATCGCATCATCAGCGCCACTTTCGCGCCAGCCCTTGGCCGATCAGATAGGCCCCCGCGTCGCGGCCGTTGACCAACACCCGAGCCAACAGCCGACCATACCGGTCACGGCCCACCGGCGCGATCGAGGTTTGCCCCCGCGCGATCAACGCGGTCAGGGCATCCCTCGATCTTTCGCCGAGCGCGCTATCGCACCAGGCCGGGTTGCGACTGTGGGCAAGGCGACGGCGGGACGCGGCGCTGCACCGCTCGCTGCCCGCCAATTCCGGCGCGTCGATGTTGACCAGGCGCACCCGCTCGATTCCGCAGCGGATCGTATCCCCATCATGCACGATCGGGTTGGGGCAGGCGGTGAAGGCCGTCATAGCGACCAGGGCAGAGAGCGTAGGCATATAGGTATTGTGCCTTAGCCATCGCCCTGCCGCCAGTATGGACGTGTCCGTTCACCATCGGAATTGGATCAAAAGCCCTCATCCGCTAACTACCTTTGCTAACGCGGCCTCGTATTCCTTCGCTTCCGAAGGCGCGGCAATATAATCAAGGCGAAGCAAGACAGATCCCCGCAAAAACTGATATTGCATGAGAACCGGGACGCCATCCGTCATTTTTGCAATATAATCATGGCGCTTCTTGGCATCGTCAGAATTGGAAAACACTTCGATCGTGTTCTCTCCCTCGTCGCTATCAGCAGACTTGGGATGACGGGCATCATAGAAAAATGCCTTGCTGGTATACTGCCCAGGTCGCCCCAGAAGATGGTTTGAATCGCTGTCTTCCGTCACGGCAACGACGTTTTCAATTTTTAGCCCCTGCGCGCTCAATTGCTTGACGATGCCCGCAGCATCCATAACCGGGGTAGGTTCTGCGGCTTTGGATTGCTCCGCAGAACCTTGATCGTCATTCTTGTGTGCACCACACGCCGACAGCGTCGCGGCCATAACAGCCGCAACAAAATAGCGTTTTCTCATTAGGTGGTCCCCTTTATTATCGAACTATTCGCACGCAACGCCGTCGCCGTCTCGATCGAGACGACGCGAGTATCCGCCATCGCCAACGCGCAGCGGCGCGGCGCCAGCGGCGCGGGCAGCGGCACAATTGGGATAGCTGGCGTTCTTGTCGCCCCCGCCACCAACATAGGCATTGCCCCGCACACCCCTTGAACGGCGTGGCGAGGATGACGCAGCCTTCCGCCGCGCAGCCAGCGCAGGCGCGGGTGCCACGATCAGTGCGAGTATTCCTGCAAGCATCAAGCGGCGGTCCATACAATCACCCCTTTCGCACAACAGCCACAACACGGCCGATGACGTTCATTTCGCCGTTATAGGCAAGTTCATGGCGGAAATAGGGGTTCACCGCCGCCCGTCTCGGCTAGCCGCTACAATAGCCAGGCGACAAAAGCCGCGCGAGTTGGCAACGAAGGAGCTACCTTCCAGACAACTTTTAACACCATCTTCCGCTGACTGTCCTGAACCTAATTCATAGCTTTCAGCCAAGTTCATGGCCGATTGCCCACTCGGCTCGAAAGACTTCAGAGCTTCGAGCGGGAACGATATGGTACCGAAGCGGTCAGGAGCAAAATCACCGCTTTTTGCGGGTTTTCCAAACCGCACATCAAAAACAACCCGCTTGGTTTCAGATGTAGGGCCAGGAACGCCATCCTTTAGCGCGCGGGCCACATCTTCCACAATGCGCCCCACCTCATTGATAGTAGAGTTTTCGGTAACCCGGCTATCCTGCTCCACGCGGATATTGATATTGGGGCCGGTGACATTCACTTCACGAACAGCGGGTGAAGCTTGCTGGATGCTTTTCGGCTTTCCGCACGCTGTCAAGCTCACGATTAAAGTCACGCTCGCTGCCAAACGAAGTCCAAGCATTCTGTAGTCAAACCTTCCTGACAATGGCCACAACTCGGCCGATAATGTGCAACTCGCCGTCGAAGGCGTGGGCGTCACGGACTAACTGGTTATCGGAGCTGATTTGCACCGAACCATCCGGCATGGGGCGGAGGCGTTTGATCATGCCCACGCCGCCGAAGACTATGGCCCAGATTTTGTCGCCGAATTCTGGGCGCCGTTCCGATCGGTCGACCACCACGATATCGTGATCGGAGATCGTAGGCTGCATCGAATCGCCGATGCCTTTGGTGGTGAAGAGTTGGCTTGGCGCCGCCTGGGTGAACTGCCGGAGCCATTTGCGGGAAAAGCCCACCTTTTCGATGTTAACGTGGTCGGTGTCGATAAAGGTTCCGCCCATGCCGAAGGCCAGATCGATCATATCGATTTCGACCTGGTCAGGATCAATCGGCACAACATCTAACACAACGGAACGTGCCGCATGCCCGTCAGGCAACGTGGCCAAATCACTTTCACCGTTAAGATATTCCGGCGCAACACCCAAAGCGCGCGAAAGCTCAAAGATATGGGCCGATTGACGGGCTTCACCTCGAGCGAGCTTGCCGATCATCGACGCACTGAGCCCTGTGCGGCGAGCCAGTTCAGATTGGCTCACACCTGCGGCTGTCATAGCCGCCCTTAGGCGGTCGGGTTCTATCATCGCTAAAGCCTACAACTGAAGTTGTTAGGCGCGAAGGCGCAATATGGTGGTTGACTGCCACCATAGTCGCAGGCATATGACAACCATGGTTGCGAACCTATCCCCTTTTGATGCATTGCGCGCCGCCGTTGAGGCCACAGGGTCTCAATCCGAACTTGCGCGCATGTGCGAAGTCTCCGCGACAGCAGTCTGGAAGTGGCTCAACTCCTCCAAGCGGCTGCCCGCAGAGCACGTCCTCGCAGTCGAAGCCGCTACCGGCATTTCCCGTCATCTTCTGCGCCCCGATATCTACCCGGCCGATCTCGGCCCCTCGCCTGCCTGGCGCGGCGTAGACAATGGCGCGCAGCGCGTCGCCTTCAATCAATCCAATGGTTTGCAGCGGGGCCACGCGGCATGACGAAGCTTCGCGAGCCGCTGACCTATCAGCACACCCTTACCCAGGTCGCCGCGGTGATCGGATGGGACCGCTGCGGCGCCGTCTGCGGTGTCAGCGGCCGCGCCGTGCGCCACTGGTCCGACCACGATTGTGAAACCGAAATCCGCATGATCGACGCCGAGCGCCTCGATCGCGCCTTCATGGACCATGGCGGCACCTATGCCCCGTTCCATCGCCTCATGGCGATGCGCCTGGAAATCGCCAGCCACGCGCCCGGCGATGTGAACCTTGCCGAAATCGCCGCCGAAGCCGCCAAGGAAAGCGGCGAGGCCGTGGCGGCCCTGATCGACGCTGCCCTGCACCCTTCAGACCCTGCGGCCCGCCGCCGTGCCCGCAAGGAAGGCGAAGAGGCCCTGGCGGCCATCACCGATGGCCTCGCCGCTCTCGATCGCCACAAACAGGGAGACGCATGATACCATGCGTGGGGGGGACATCATCAACCTGGACACCGCCGATCATCGCATGGCGGCACCCGCCAAAAATTCGACCAGGGTGACCTGTTCGCGCTGCGGCGCGCCGCACATGGCCAAGTCGACCAAGCCCACGCGCACGGGCGTCTTGCTCACTTTCACTTGTCGGAGCCCGGTCTGCGACCATCGCTGGTCCGCAGGCATTACGGGGGGGCGCTGCTGACCATGGCTCACCCCCTTCCCGAAATCGGCCACAACAGCACTCCCACCGGACGCTCGGATCGGCTGCGCTGCCCCCACTGCAACACGGCGGGCCAGCGCCGCACGAGCCGCGAAGTCACCCCGACGCACAGGGACATCTATTACCAATGCGCCAACCTGTTTTGCGGGCACAGTTGGAAGGCCAGCGAGACATACGATTACGGGATTGCGCCCAGCGCGATCCCCAACCCGCGCGTGACGCTGCCGATGCGCCCGGTCTCCCGCCAGGACGCAATCGAGATCATGCGCCCGCGTGACGATGTGCAGCCCGAACTGTTCGACGGTGCCGCGCCGCCTGAATTGCCCGGCTAACCACACTTAGACCGCCAAACA